GGGGCGAACTTTTCAATCCTAGTATCAAATTTTGAGTGATGACTGTCCCAGCCAGCCTGTTCAGCAAGTTCTTTAATTCGTTCGTTCATTCTTTAACTCCAAAACATACCTTTGCAGCATTCCATCCATACTGAAATGCTTCCCATTCTAGTTCAGCGTAACCATAAGCACCTGTCATTACGCTATGTGACCTTGAATCCGATGTGTCGGCGAGAAACTCGTCAAACAAATCCGATTGTTCTTGTGTGTCCCAATCTTTTCTCATTCTTCAACTCCGAAATCTTTTTTAATATCTTCTGCGATTCTTTGTGCAGTACCATCGTCCCGTGCATTAGCATTACACCAGTCAATGCATTCTGTTATAATCAACTTGGCGAACATTCTATAATCAAAATCCCGCAACCCTTCACGATCACTTCCGTAGGGCGCAATTAGGCCAGCCTCTCTAGCAAGTTGGTTAATTCGTTCGTTCATCTGAGGTCCGGATCTTTCTCATAACAAGTTAAGCATACTGCATCATATTTTGGTCCCATACAATGATAGATAGCACCATTACAATACTTACAAAGTATAAATGCTTGTGTAACTATACTACCTTTTAGTGGTTCATGCAAGTGATAAAACCCTTCTTCACGCTCAATATACCCAATTAGTTGTCGTTCAGTCATATAACCTCTACCACAACATATTTGCTATGTGGATAATTTTCATTAAGCCATTCAATCATACCTTCTTCATAGGGAAGAAATACACTATTGAATTTGTTAGTGATATACTTACGCATGATCATTCTTTTGTTAGTTCAGCAACCAACAAAAACTGTTCGTAGGCTTTTCTCACTGCAGGGTTAGTCATTAATTTATCTGCTTCTATCATCATAGCATTCACCCCGGCTTCTGCTAAATCTCTAGCACTACCATGCTGCAAAGCAAATCGTTCAGTACCAAACTCTTTAGCTAATTTATTCCAAGCCTTACGCTGACCTATAGTGATGGGATTTTGTTGAGGTTTCAGTTCACTAGCCATGTGTATAGCACGAGTAATTTCATCTGCGGCTACTCTTCCTGCAGCAATCATAGCGGCATAGTTAGGGTCAATATTGTATCTACGACTTTGGCCACCGGGAAAACACATAACCAAATGAGTACCTTTTGAGAAACTGTCTAAGTATTCATTATCGTATTCACTAATAGGAACGTACCTACGTCCTATTTTTTCATAATAAATCTTTTTCATATCAAGTCCACAAACTATTTCTGGCTTTAATTAAACGAATCAGCATTTCAGTATCTTCTTTTTCGTAGGCTTTTTCAATCTTATCCAGAAGTTTATGCGCTTTATCACTGGCTTTTTTATCTTCTGGATCTTTACGGTTTAAACTAGAAAAGAAACTGCCGGGATATTTCAAATTCATAGCTTCACAGTGTTCACTCCAACCACTTGCATCCATAGGCTCTGGACGATTCTGATACACTGTAGTCCACCATATATAAAGTTCTTTGATTTCTTTTGCTGAAATTGCCTGACTGGTTGGCACTGCCTCACCTTTTTTATCTTCGTCTAACCATTCTAAATTAGTAAGTGTCATTGCCCAATCAAGATGATCTAGACCAGCTTGAGGGCAACGCCATGTTCTCCAACGAAACCAACCTGTAGCATAGAATGGTGGATTATATTTAGCCCGATCTTCTTTACTACCCCAAGCAATGTGGCTCCATGCTGTTTCTATCTCAACAAAATCCACCAACTCATTGAATAAACAAGGAAGAAAGCGGTTCCCCACGTCCTGCCATTGACCCGGCTTAATATCCCGGGGATGAGCGGTAAGACTATTAGTACGAGTAACCCAACGGTTGTTAATGTAGTATTTGATATCATAAAGAGTCCTTACAGGCCATGTGACAAAATCTTGGATATTACCAAGTGCTTCCTCAGCCAACCAGTAGCGAAAATTATGTTTCATTTGAGCCCGAGTTGTCCAGTCATCCCATTCTTCACTTGTACCCGCACTGAGTTTTTTAGTTCCGCGGATCCAATCTGCAAAAGGACTGCAACTCCAGTATTTGCTATGTTGTGCCATTTATTCTCCTAATTTTTCCCATATCCATTCGGATTCTTTCATATGTGCAACTGATTTCAACCATCCGTTGCGAATGCATTCATGTATAACTTGCTTATAATTTTCAGGACACATAGGACTAAATTCAAAACTAGCCCGAGGTATGCCCATGACACCTCTTTCATCAGTTAGCATGAAGTCTGGTTCATCATGTCGTAGTGTTTTCCAACGAAACTTAGCCATTATTTCAATACACCTACATAAGGACTGTTGAGCCACTTTGCGTATGTCTCTGCGTTATCTGCAATTTTATTCAATGAAAATTTTGAGGCAAACTTCATCAAGTGAATCCCAACTTGAGGGATAGTAGTTCTGCGAACACCTTCACGAATGTTTGTATCTACTGACAGTTTAACATCATCGGGCTGTGCTGTCAAGTCTATGAGTACCCGATTCCTTTCATACGCATCACGTACACGTACCTCATTACCATCGTGATCGGTCCATCGCTGCAACATCATATTATTCCAGTCAAATCCTTGTTTTGTCCTATCAGCATATGCTTCAATCAATCCAGCTTTCTTACTTGAACCTTTTTCTCTTACACCCGGCCAAGCTGAAAATACATTGTCTGTTGCGTCACCGCGCATACATTTCTTAAATAGCAAATATTGTGGATCCTCTAATAGTTTAGGATTCTTTTCTTTATCTTTTACTGGACGATCTTTGTCATCAAAGTAACCTTCCAATGTGATTAGTTCACCAGTGACACCCGAATATTGTTTAACTTTGGGAGTAATTAATTGTAGGTAATCTGTATCCGTTGAAATTATAAATGTTTCATCTTCTGGGTGCAAGTGAATGAAACGTGCAATCAAGTCATCAGCCTCAGCCTTAGGATCATGTAGGACACTTACGTTTGTTTTCCCTTTGAGAAATTGGATGAAGGTATCATATGTTTCCCAAAATAATTTATTTTCTTCAACCTCAGCCTCTGTTTGAGACAAGGTATCTACTACACGATTTTTCTTGTACGGAGCGTAGTAGGACTTCCTCCACGATTTCCCCTCCAAGCAAAATGCCACATGATCAATTCCAAAACGTTTTACAATTTGATTAGTACTTGCTAATGTAAGATGTAGTGCCATTGCAATTTTCTCTTCCACTGTACTACTGCGTGATGCAATGTGACGGGCCCGAAAGAAAGTATTGGCAGTGTCTATGAGAGCGTATTTGTGTGTCATATATGTATTATATACTGGAATTTAATTTATGTCAAGCCTTGAGGATATTGACAATACGCTGATGGATCATGTCCATTTCAGACTGCTCAACATAGAAATCCGTAGTTGGATCGTAGTAGGCGCCTTCTATGTTGTCATAATACAACACCCGACCGGTGAAATTGAAGGGGCCTTCTAGACCTTTACGCGGACCATATTTGGTACGCATTTCATCCATCTGATACTTGTCTGCGACAACTTTGTAACCCATAATCAGCTCCTGTTTGTTGACTGTCTAAGTATATATTATATACCCAAAACCATTTAATGTCAAGCCTGATAGCAAGTGCCTCAATCTGTGAGGAGTAATACACTTGCAAAGATTAATGTTTTTATTTTTTAAGCAAACTCATTATGATTGTTTGACCAATTTGTGATTCAACATTGCGGACACTTTGCGAACATTGTGCCCAGGTAGCAAAGTCACCCTTGTCGTGAAAACCTTGGCACATGGGTACCATGTAACCATAGTTTGGTCGTTGAATGCCTGAAGCACAACCCGTGAGTAGTACAGTTATTAGCAAAATAATATATTTCATTTGCTTGTTCCTATTTATTGTCAGCCTCAATCAACCTTAGCAAAGTAACGATAGGGCAAGCCAACCAAATAGCACAGAAACTCGTCATCACCGTTAGAGCCTTCTGCCTCGTGGATCCAACGCATAGCCATCTCACGGTCCTTGGCACCGATCTCCATCAATTCTTTTACCCGAGATTCAAATTTCCTAGCCGCATCCTGTTCATCTGCCTGACGCTGACGGCAGTTGAGTTCTGCAATGAGGTACAGTTCCTCAAATTCCTTGTTAAAGTCTGCCTCAGTCCAGCTGGACGTATCAATGCCGCGTGGGCGAATACCGTGTGCGTCCTTGTAAATTTCCCAGTACTGGGAAGCCATTTGCTCAAGAGTGCTCATTTCTTCCCAAGTAGTGAATTCAGACATATTTGCTCCGTTAATCAATCTAAGACTCTATTATATACCCAAAACCATTTAATGTCAAGTTTTGGTAAAGTCAATTTCCCAATCTTTTATCTGATAATAGTTAATTCCATCGTGTTCACTGTATCTATACGCACCTAAGATTGGGATAGTTTCTTGCTTAAAAAAGTGTTCCCACAGATGATTCAATTTATTTTCAACTGGGATTTCAATTCTATATCCTCTATCGTTTTCATCTTTTAACCAATACTCTAAGAATTTCTTTGTTTTCAAATTGATAAAGAATTTTCTAACAGGCTTTAAAGTTTTTGTGCCTCTCCATAACTTAGACGTATCTTCAAAATGTTTATTAAAATCTCTAAACATTTCATCATGTTGGATATCGTTGTCATAAAACTCAGGCAATCGATAAATCAATGGCATCATTTCTTCTTTGACTATTTTACAATCACCGTGAATAAAAGTATTCAAATCTTTTCTAAATTTACTTATCCTTTGTTCACGCAAAGTTATAACCATAAGTTTCTTGCTGTAGTAGTCGCGGATAATATCAGCACGGTTTCTATCTTCCTGATTAATTTCAGTGAACAAAATGTTATCAGTAAGTGTGGTTGGTCGTATAGTATTAATGATATGATTACCCGGTAGACGCAATCTATGCCAAGTAACACTTAATGCTAAAATATCCTCTGAGGTTTCAAACACTTCGTATTTTTTTACATTACCATTAGTACTACTATTACTATCCCACGTTACAGAACCACTTAAATTATTCAATCCTGAAAAAATATTACTATTCCTATTCACTCCTGAAATAACATTACCATTCAATCCTGTAATAGTATTCAAAGTAAGTCCTGGGTTACGTGAGCCCAATGTTGTGTCTTCCCCTT